CCGAGCCGGTAAATCCTCCTGAAAATAGAAAGGAAAGAGAAAGAACGAACCAAGTGATGTTTCTCCCTTTATCTGTGTAATTGGAAGCATCGTGTAAAGTTTCGGCGCAGTTCCTAGACCTACGCGTATCAAATAGTAGATGAGGACAAAGGGGCAGAAAATGAAACCATAGATAAAAAACAGAACGCGATATTTGGGTTCACGACCAATAGCATCATTTGCAGCGAGCATTCCACCCAAGAGACCCAGTGTAATATAGAAAAAATATCCTACAAACATTGATGTATTGTTCAGTACATCTGAAAAGAGCTTTCCTGAGTCGAAGGTCTGATCGGCGACAGCACCCTGTGCCTTTAGTTTATCGTCCAATGTTGGCTCATCAAGTTCAATTGATACTTCTGCTACTTTTGTTTTATTTAATATAGTTGTTAAATCTTGTTTTACAACGAATATCTTCGCCTGTATTTCATCAGCTGATTTATCGTCTGCTCCTGCAATAAACGGAGCTACTCCTTTGAGATATTCTGTTAGCTTCACTATATCGGCATCCTCAATTAATTTATCTCCCTTCCAGACTTTAATCTGTTTTGGAAATAAGTCATTAAAACTCTTTAAAATTCTGTAATACTGTTGCTGTTTAAATACGTCGTTCGCAGCAGAATATATTGTATCCTGTGCTGAACGATATGCCGCGGCGTCAGAGGATGAACTATCATAAACTGTCTGTGCTTTACTTATTATTGTATCTAATTTCGTATTTGCCTTCGTCGTTAATGTACCGACTGTGATTCTATATGCTTTGACTTTATCAATCTGATCTTTCAGTGTAGCCTTTGTTCCATCGTTCGCCACCTGTTGTTCTGCTTTTGCTTGTTCAGCAGCAGGATTGTATGTTGCTGAATACAATGCACTTGATACAGCATTCATTTATACCTATTTACTAAAAATAAATATACTTTGTAGATATGGCGAGAGCTACCAGAAAACAAAAGGATGATTGGATCATTGCGATTCCGTCGTATAAACGCCCCGAAACACTCAGAGATAAAACTCTGACTGTCCTGAAAAAGTATGGAATTCCTGCTTCTAAAATTCATGTCTTTGTCGCCAATAAGGAGCAGGCTGATCTTTACCGGGATACACTGGTAACAGGAAGCTATGGTAAACTTATCGTTGGTATCGTCGGCATGGGGGCTATTCGCAATTTCATAAGCGACTATTTCCCGAAGGGTAAGAAAATCGTAAATATCGACGACGATATTAAAGGTTTTCTTGAATTTGACGAGCGAGTGAAACGTCATGAGAAAGAGCTCATATCCTTGAAGGAGGTGATACGGCGCGGATTCAGCGAATGCGCAAAAGCCGGTGCGCGGCTCTGGGGTATTTATGCCGTCCCGAATGGATTCTTCATGAAGGCAGCTGTCAGCACTGATCTCAAATACATTATTGGTAGTTTCTGGGGCTGTATAAATCCCGGGACAAAGGAAATCAAGATAACACTCGATGATAAGGAGGATTATTTACGCAGTATTTTGTATTATAAGGCTGACGGAGCTGTTGTTCGCCTGAACAATGTGTCCGCTAAATCATCCTATTATAAAGAGGCGGGTGGTATGCAGGAGGAGCGGACGAAGGAGCGTGTAGAGAAATCTGCCCGCTGGATTGTGAAAGAATATCCTGAATATGCCACTCTGAATCCGAATAAAAAGAGTGGATTTATGGAAGTCAAGCTCAAAGATAAAACAGGTGATAAGTAGATGGGTATATTTACATTTTTTCGTAAACTGACGAAAACAAATAAAAATAAAAAGATGATTAATTTAACCCGTAAACAAAAAACAAAAGTGCGACGTATACGAATCAAGGAACTTAGTGGTCAATTTCCTAAATTCGACGCAAAGAACGACGTATTTACCATTGAAATAACTAGCTGTAAGAAAAAACCAAGTTATGAAAATGAAGAGGGGCGCTGTAACATAAAATGGATCCGCGTTCCTGAAAAATGCTGTAAATGGAATATACCCAAAGTCTACGAATATATGACGAAAAATAGAAAGTCACCCTATAACTATTGGTTTCTAGGCGATGGAGACTACAAAGTTATTTTTTTATAGCGCATACTTCAGACCCGTGCGGATTTTAAAAGAGCGTTTTTATTTTTTTTATTATTTCAGATGCCGTTAGAATTTCTGCAGTAGGAAAATCCTTTTTAATGCTATTATTCATTTTTTCTACATATTTTTTGAATTCATCTAACGATTTCATATTAACTATATCATTTGACCAAAAATGGAGTCTAAATTCATCAAAAGGCTTTTTTTTTAATACCTCTTCAAACTCATTTTTATATTTACATAATAAATTCAAATCTCTCACTAGTTTATCCCTGTAATATTGTTCATAATCTTTTCTTATAAGTATATATGTTACATCAGGTGTAAATGGTAAATTATCCTTTCCCTGAAGTCCAACAAATACAATATTTTTATGTTCAGATAATAATACATTAATGTCTTTTATTACACCTTTTTGAACGGTATCAATCCTTTTATGTTTTTTCCAATTATTTTCGTAAATATCATCTAAATCATAACGTTTAACTGATAAACTCTTTAAAAGTGTTGTTTTTCCTGAACCGGAAGCACCGGTTATATAAACTATCATCCTATTATGCTTATTTAAAATCCGCACGGGTCTAAAGCGCGTACTTAAGACCGCCCATGCCACCCTCAATAACCAAAAAGTTGATGTTCTCCACATAGATGTTCAAGTCATATACATAATTTGTATTGACCGGCAGAGGATAGACATCAACTTCCACCTGGAAATTCCGAATACGACTCGCATTGACACTTCCACACGGCTGCGTGCTGGGTGAACTCAAGGCAAAATTGTAAACCGGTACAAGTCGCAGAGGTTTTCCATTCAAACTCTTCCACGGTGTTATCTTTGTAAAATAATCAATCGGTTTTTCCTCCTGAATTTCGTTGCCGTCGCACAAAATACGAAGAGACCTCAAAATATCCATTTGCCCCTGTGGGATAAAAAGACCGCTTGAAAATGCGCTCGTATTGACTGCACTCAGATTCGGCGTCGGAACATAAGGCGCATTCGGAAAATTCCACCAGTTGGTAAGATTACCAAAATCATTTCTGTATAAAAGACTATCACTGCGTCGTGATACAAAGAGGAGTCGTGTAATTGGATTATGTGTTTCTAAATCTAGAATACGTCGTGTAAAAAGACCAGAAAAGGGATAATTTGTCACTTGTGAAAACATATAGGACAATGGTGTCCCTGCAAATACATGTCGTTCATCTTCTGTCAAATAGATGTAGGTGCTCTGAATACGCGCATTTAAGAACCACCCATTTAATTGTGGTACCGTTGAACCAACGTCCGTAGCAAAAAAGCGCCATTGACCACTTATATCATTTGACGGAATATAATCAGGTTGATTACGTTTTATTAGAGCTGTTGACTGTAACATCTTATAGTCGGGATTCGTACGATATCCTGAAATATCTAAAAAAGTGTACAAATTCTTAATTGGGTTTAATGTAATTTGTACTTCGCACTCATGGTATTGAAGAGATATGAGAGGAAGAGCAAGTGATGAGTATTCTGTAAACCAGAATGAAAGCGGAACATGAATGTCTTGACCAAAGATCGATGGGCGATTTACTTGCCCACCTTGCGGACTCGTAACATCTCTAAAAACACTCGGATATCCAGTATTGTTTGTTCCACCTGCATATTGTCCGTTTGCAGGATCCATGAGTTCAGGTATATCACCAACAAGTTCACGCCATTTCTCAAACTTATCGGTATCGTAGTCAGTTAGCGCCTTGGCAAGTAAATAATTTCCGTCAAATTCCTGTATTTTTTGCCCACCTATAAAAAAGGCGGCGTTTTGAATGATAGCTACTCCCAAATATCGTACCCACTGATACTGTAATTGCGTAGGACGATTATAACTTGTCGCTAATTGCTTACTGAAAATATCCGGAATACGAAACGAAAAATAAATATCACTTAGTAAATCTCCACTGCGCTGTATTTTTGCCCGGAGTTTAATAGGCTGATCATAAAACAGTTCATTCTGTCCATCCATGGCAGTTGAAATAGATTCTTGCGAAAAATGTGAATACTTCCTAAATGCCTTGTAAAAAAAGGTCATTTGCGGATTTCCACTCAAAATAACATTTTGGGCGCCGTAAGCAATTAATCCTAGGAGACCACCACCTGTCATTCTTCTCTTGCTGTGGAAAGAGCAAAAGAAGAATTACAAAAAGAACGCCGATTTCTTAAGTTGTATGTGTATAACTTGTTGTCCACCACGTGTCAGCGAGGTAAGGTGGCATGTCCTGTGAGGCAGCCAGCACTTTCTTGCTGGGACCGACCGTGACTTGGCTCTGAATTTCCGTAAAGGAGAGCGCATATCCGAAATATTTGAGTCCACCTAAGTTTCCATTGAAACTCCCTTGAACCGTAAACGTATCAGGATCTACTGCAGGCGTGGTTGATCCACGAACTACCAAACTATTCTGACTAAATAGGATCAAGTCCTGGAAATTCTGGTACGGTAATGATCCCTCAAAATTCAACTTCTTGGAGAGATTTCCATTGATGTAAATCTCAAGTGCATTCTTCCGTGCCATTATAGCGCAATGAAACCACTTCCGTACAGGGATATTCTCTACGTCGCAATACATGTAAGGGTTCTTGTAAGCATTCATGAAGACTCTCATCGTATTAGCATTTCTCTTGATGAAGACTCCAGGACCCAAGAGAGGAAACGGGGTCATATAGCCCTTGTAAAATACAGACGCAAGTGTATCTTCACCAGTGAATGTCGAGGGATTCACATACAAGTAAAAACTGTACGTAAATTCAATACCTGTTCTCTCATTATCTGAGAACGGGATCAACTTTCCATCAGGAAACTTCTTAATGTCCTGGCGAATAACGATTTGTTTATCATCTGAGGATGCCGTAAAGGGAAAAAGATCAATAACGCGGCTACCAATATTTAAAAAGGACACGTAGAGAAATTCAACTGAGATAAACATCAAATACACGAGCACAACGATGACAAATGCCAATAAGAATTGTGCCA